TTTCCTGCAGTTGATCATGGATTAGTTTTTCCATTCTACGTGCAGCCTCGCGAGATGGGGATATCTGAGGTTCCCCAAGTTTCGCAGGGCCTTCTGCTAGATTGGCACCTTCATACTCTTGAGACAAACCACCTAAATCTACGGGCTGTGCTTCTGTAGCACCGGGAGGTAGTTCCCTTCCGTCACCAGCAAACCCATAAGGGTCTATTGGACCCTGCGGCTGCTGTTGTGCAGTCCGTCCTGCTACATCTAGGTGGGCAAACTCTGCTATGCCTTCAGGCAAAGGAGAGGACTCAACTACAATAGGAAACTTTTTATTGGCAAACAGAACGTCAATAATTTGACCATAGGCAGCTAGAACTTTAGTTTTAGTAATTTTGATAAACACACGACTTTTTTCAGTCTCACGAAACTGAGTCGTGGAATCGTAAATACCTCTAAAGTTCTTATACCCAGACAACCAACGCTGTTCGTGCTGATACCTGCCATGCTCTGCATCAGTAAACTTAGATCGAATAGCTCCTGCTACGTTAGGAATATCGTCTAAGTCAGGAGCCGTTGTTGTATCTCCTAAAATTGAATCGTCCATAGGACTTCCTTTGCTTAGTAGTCTTTTTCGTCAGCCATGCGGAAGACTGCCGGATCAACCGTGCTGCTTTTCTGCTTAGGCATATCTACCTGCAGTGCTTCACGATCAATTGGGCCAATGAGCATTTGTTCAAGACCTTCACGATACAGTGAACCTTCTGCGGCTTCACTGAGTTCGCCTTGCTTACTCATCATACCCATAATGTAATCTGCTCCATACGCTTTCATAGGTTTTCCTTTCTAGGTTATTGATCCATAAATGACATGGATCGTTCTGATGGCGGCATCGCCATACGTGCCGTCTCTCTTCGTCGTTGGGCTTCTGTAAGAGCCTCTCTCTCTAAAAATACGTCTTGTTCTTCCTGCATCATGGCTGAAGGGAAGCCTCTAATTCTAGCCTTTCTTTCTTCAGCGGCTTTAATTGTACCCGGTGCTACAGTTGTTGGCTCAAAACCAAGAGGAGCTATCGTCTCTATAACTCCTGCTACAGCATCATCTGAAGTTGCAGCACCAGCACCAACAGCGCCTAAGAAACCTCCAAGCTTACCAAGACCTTTACCAAAACCTCTCAGCCCCCGCTTACGACCAAGAGCCTTTTCATAGTCCTCTAGCTCTTTCTTAGTGAGAGGCGGTGTTCTTTCTACATTAGGTAGTGCAGGTGTGGTTGGCTCCGCTACAGCTTTTGGAATTTGCTGCGGCGTGTAGTTTTCTCCCAAAAGATAGCCAGAGGCTGCTTCAAAACCAGCGGGGTTGTTAAGCGGGGGACGCTCTGGCGGATTTGCTTGTAGTATTCCTAAAACACGATTAGCGTCTGCTAATTTTTGTGAGTGTTTTTGTACCTCTCCTACGGTCATTCCTCCACGGGGTTTTGCCTGTGCATTTTTCTGGGCTATCTTCACTCGCTCTTGGTATTGAAAATACTCTATGTACTGCGAGTTTGGTTTTCTCTTGGCCCACTCTGGCATGTCTTTGCCACCAATCCCAGACTCATTATACTTATCTATGTCTAATACAAAACCCGGTTCTCCACCTATTTTAAAAAAAGGTTGCCTTTGAGATTGATCTGCTAACTCATTTCTATGGATTACTTTAATTATGTTGCCAGCTTTATCTTCTTTAAATTCTACATGAGTAAGTGGTGCAGCACCTCCAGCATCCACTGCTGCACGTAGTTCTCTTCGTTCAGTAGAGTTTGGCGCTTGATACTTATCATTTCCTTTTGTTTCTAGTGCGGTTAAGTGTTCCTTAGCCTTTTTCATTTCAGGATCAACTGGCTGTAAGTATCCAAAGTTCTTTAGTGCATGAGAAATAGCCTCTGCCTCGTTTGCAGAGGCCAAAGAACCTGCTTTAGCAAGAACCTTGCCGTCATCCTCTAATATGTCAACAAGAAAACGTCCTTGAAAAGATAACCCGTCAGGAAACATTCTTTGTAGTTCAGATTTAAATGCCTCTAATACTTGTGGCGCTCTGTTGTTACCTCTTGCTATTTCACTTTCTAACTCAAACATAAATGTTTTTGCACTGTTGCCTATTCTTTGAAGAGCTTTATCAACTGACAAATCATTGTCACCCATAGTTTTAACAACTAAGGCTAATCCCTCAATGTCAGTGCGGAAGGGCCTACCCGCTGGTGCGCTCACACCTCGTTTGCTTTTAGGCATTGTGCCTTGCTCAGGAACAAGGTTAGTGCCGGGAAGAGCGCCAGCTTCTCTAGCGTCAAAAGAAGCTATGGTAGGTTTGACAACTAGTGAGCTTCGTGTTTGAGAAGCTTCAGTAACTAAATTATTAACAATTTCATTAGAAAGACCTGAATTAATTAAAGCCTGTCTAAAAGCAATATCATCTGAAACACCACTAATAAAATTAGAATACGCAACTTTTATTAGATTAGCTTTATCCTCATTGAAAGTTTTAGCTAGATTATCAATATTAAGATTTTTTGGAACAATAGTCTCTGTGCTTTGTTTTCCTATTCTTCCGAGAGGATGAATATTATTAATAAGATTTTTTACAGCCGCACCTTTTACATGGCTATATCCTAGCGTAGTTTTAGGATCAACATGTCTCGCTGCTTTTTGAACTTCTGATAGAGATGCACCTCCAGCTATCAAGGAAGTTACATAACCGTGGCGAAGATTGTGTGCTGAAACAACAGTGTCTATATACTTAGGGCCAAAACCAGCCTCTGCAGCAGCAGCTTTCATTCTGGTGTTAAATGTAGATCCAGAAAGAACTCCGCTTTTACTCCGTGCCTCCGCAGGGAAAAGAGGTTGTTTTCCACCTTTGCTGGGGCCAGAATCTAGTACTTCTATGACTAGTTGACTCGATCTATGAGGAAGAATTACTTGAGCCGGGTTGCCATTTTTTGCGCCTATAAAGTTTAGAATGACTTGACCATCAGACGTTACGCTGATGTTTTCTCTTCGTAGATTCATTATCTCTGAAACACGAAGCCCACCCCCGTAACCAATGTCCATAGCCGTGCGGAGACGGAGCTTTTGCATAGAGTTAAGGTTGTCTAGCTTATCAACTGAGTCATATATCTTTAAGTACTCTTCTCCCTCTAGAGCAGTGGGTATTCTTTTTGGTTTTGGAGCGTCTGCTTTTACACCAGCCTGTGTAGCTTTAGCTTGCTGGTTAAAATACTCTTCTAGAACTTTATCAGCAGCTTTTTCTAATTGTGCAGAAGTTGCTTTTGCCATGATCAGTATCCAAACGTCGAGTCAAAAGGTTCAGGCTTTGCTTCTTTCATTCTATTCATCATAGAGTTAATCGTAAGATGGCCTCTTGCGCGAGTCATGCACATGTAGCGTAAAGCATCATAGGCGTGGTCATCTGCTTTTGTATCTACATCTTCAGGGTTTGTTTTCGACAGCGGTAGCCCTGAAAGAGTGCGTATTAAGTGTGTACAGGTTGAGAGTATCTTTATCTTTGGTTCTTGTGTGAACTCATCTACCTGCAAACGCCTATGTAGTTCTAGCTTACCTGCAATCCTGTTTCTGTCTGACGGAGTAAATCTAGCTCCACAACGAATCAGAGTTTCAGCGATTGAGGGTCCGGTGCCTGTTCTGTTCCAACAGGAGGAGTCAAGCACCGAGTAGTACATACCGGGATCACCGCCCTCAAGATTTACAATGATGTTGGCTAGGCTCTCTGCAGTCTGCCCTTTGCCGTAAAACTCCCTGTAAATCCAAAGCGTATCATCCCAATCAATTGCGCCCCACAGGACACAAGAGGGGGCGGCATACCCGTAGTCTGCTGCACGAAGGCGTAACCAGCCGTGGGGTATCTGTGCCTGTGAGGCTTCCACAACATGAATGCTGCGGGAAAACTCTGGGAACGCCGCTCCCTCTGCGACATCCCAATCCCCTTCTAGAAGCCGCCTTCGTTCGACTTCTGGGAGCGACCTCAACATGGCTTCGTATTCACCAGTTTCAGCGAGGTAGGGGTTATCAGTCAGACGCGCCGGAATGAATTTACGAAGAAACAGCGGCTGACCTGCTTTACCGTTAGTTGCTGTCTCAGGCCACAAAAGAGCGTTACCTGTATCAACATCGGTAGCTGCAAACGGTGTATTAGGCGGTGCAGGGTCGATATACATCTTCTTGACCCACCAGCCACCTACCCCTCCGGGGTTTCCTGTGCAGCGCATATATGCGTCAATCTGCGGGTCCGTTGTACGAAGTCTGGAGCGCAGATACTCCCACACGTAGGGAGTTGGGTAGTGCGTTATCTCGTCAATACCAATCCAAGTAAAAGCCTGACCTTGGTAGCGTGTTACGTCCTTGTCTTTGTCGAGGTAAGAGAACCATGCCGTAGCCCCGGACGGGAATTGCCACATGGCCTTGGACTCTCTGAATACGGCACCGGGAAAAGCTTTTGGATAGAGTTGTTTGCTTTTATCAACCAGTTCTGTAAGTTCATCCAAAGTACGACGAATAATAAGGGCGCGATGATTGGGGTTGCCACAGTAACGAAGCAGATCAGCAAGAAGAGCATAAGACTTGCCGCCGCCAGCAGCGCCGCCATAAAAAACGTCCCTTTCAGGGCTTGCCAAAAAGTCAGTCTGCGGCCCTTCATTTGGTTTGAAGATAACCTCTGCTTCATCCTCTACTAACTCCCTTACGGGTTTTGGTACATTCTGTAGTGTGGTATCTTCAATGACCTTAGCACCGTTTTTGTTGAACAAAGCCTGTTCAACTTTCTTGATGCTGTCTTTCTTCTCTTTGGCCTTAGATGCTTTCTTCTGTGCTTTCTTCTTTGCCCTGTCCGCGTTGCGAACCGCAGCGGCAGAAGCCCGTCTCGCTCTTTCCTTTGCAGAGAGACGATAGTTACCCTTCTCGCCCTCGGCTAACTTGGGACGACCACGCTTGCGCTTGACAGGCTCTTCTCTTACATCAGCCTTATCAACCAAAGGCAGGGGGCTTTCTTCGGATGTTCTTTTTGTGCCTTCGCTCTGGTGATCTAAATCGTCCAAGTGTTTTACCTTTATGAAATACTATCTTGGTATTTCCCGCTGTCTTTCTCTTTTTTGTTGCCATTACTTTAATTTCGGTTTACGAACTCCACCGCCTTTTGCGTACTGTTTAACTTTGCCTCCCTTTGCAAACTTTAATCTTACATTTCCCCCAACAAAGGTTTCACCACTTGGATCGCGTTTGACTCTAAGACCCGCTGTCCCTCTTGCTCTTCCATCAAAAAGCTCAATAGGTCTTTTATATTCCACCCCTATGGTGGGTCGTCCTCCGCGCCTCACCTCATCAAAGTTCATGCCCCTAAAATCAAGATCGAGCTTTGGTAGCCCCGGTGGCATCAGCGAATTAACATAAGCCACGCCCCGGTCCCCAGCCTGTTTTAACACTTCTCTGGATGCTTTATCCTTCAAAGCTCTGGCAGAATACTTTTCAGGATTAAGATAGTAATCTGCAACTATATAACCAGCAGTCATAATACCTTTTGCTGCTTGCTTTTCGGTTATATCTTTTCTTATATTAGGGTTGGTAATACCAAAGTCCCGCGAACTGATGGTAAAAGCTGGCTCTTTCAACTTCTCAGACTTATCAATCTGATACTTGAGTC